TAGAAAACCGTGACCGCACCTATGATGTTAACATTTATCGCTTGCGTGGACAATATAACGTCACAAATTTGGACTTTGACCTAACACAATTTGGCCTTTTTCTCACACAGGATGTTATTTTCATAGTCGTACATTATAACGACATGATAGATATTGTCGGTAGAAAACTCATGGTAGGCGACGTTATTGAACTACCTCACCTGCTTGATTATAACCCACTTGACGACACGATCAAGTATGCATTAAAACGATTTTATCAAATAACGGACTCCAACTTTGCCAGTGAGGGATTCTCTCAAACATGGTATCCTCATTTATGGCGTATCAAGTGCGAACCATTAATCAACTCTCAGGAATTCTCTCAGATTCTCCAAGAGCCGGCAAATCAAGACAATTATCTGGGCAAATGGGATCCTAGCAAGACATATCCTCCAGGATATGTGATTTCATATGGTGACAAGAATTACATATCAATAGCTGAAGTACCTGCAGGAGTTAATCCACCTAATTCAGCCTACTGGCAAGAGCAAAATGATACTCTCGCACAGATCATGTCCACTTATCAAAAGAACATTGAGATCAACAACGCGGTTCTGGAAGAAGCAAAGCGAGAAGTTCCACTTTCTGGTTACGACATAGAACCACTATATATCGTACCTACTTACGGTGCGTATGCCGATTTTTGTATTCCATCGTCCCTGCTGGATCAACCAGCTCCACCTATAGGAGTTAACGCCTTTCAACCTATACCGCCCGGCACATATCCACTGTGCCCAGTAGTTCAAATGCGTAATCCTGAATTTAAGAATTCAAGTCCAGCAATACGAATCCCACAGAAAGTAATAAAGAGCATTTGGGACATGACTGCTGATATGGATCCAGCAGACTTACACGATAAGATTGACAAATTTGTTCAGACAAGCTTGGAGATGGTCGAAGTAGAGGCTTCAAAAACAGATTCAGGCAGCGGATCTGTCGAGAAAACTAAAATTTTGACCGTTGCAAGTTATGGTGATGTCTGTGGACCTTACGGTACAACAGACAATACATTCTCTGATGCTGATCAAAACTTACTTGATCCGGGATTCACTGGAGTTCCAACTCAAGCGATGGACTATCGGGCAGACGCAGATCCTAGATTTCAGTTTATTAGAAGAGCCTCTGCACGATCTTTTGGTTATGCAGCAGGTTATCTGACCGGCAACGGTATACCGCCTAACGGGTTTCCTACCGGAGTTGGTATCTCTTTTCCGCCAAGCCCTCAGATGGGATCTTACTTTTTACGCATTGATTATAGACCACAATTACTATATAGATGGGATGGGTGTGCGTGGATTAGAATCAGCGAATTTGTGAGAACTGGAACTGGCTTACAGCCAGACGATGAGTCACAACGCGCAACGTTTATAAACAACAAGGAAGTAACCAGACTTACTAGTGGAGAAGTTGTGCCACAGGCTCAAGCTCTAAGCACAATACTTACTCGACCAAAACCTGATTTACCACCGAAACCTTAGAGGCTATTATGGCAGAATTTTTTTACGATCAACAGATACGCCGATTTTTGATTCAGTTTGCGAAAATCTTTAGTTCATGGTATGTGACAAAAGGCAAAGACCCAAACGGAAATAATATTTTAGTTCGTGTTCCAGTCATGTATGGAGATGCCAGCAGACAGGCCTCAACTATCATAGCTAACAACAGTGCAAGCAATCTGCCAACTGCGCCAATGATCACTTACTACATCAGTGGGCTTGAATATGATCAACGCAGAACTCAAGAACCATACTTCATAGACAAAATGCAAGTTCGTCAGAGAGCATACAATGAAGAAACCGAATCATACGACACTGTTCAGGGGCAAGCGTTTACTATCGAAAGACAAATGCCCGTGCCATATACTTTGCGAATGCAGGTTGATTTTTGGACTACAAACTACAATCAAAAGCTTGAGTTAATAGAACAATTAGGTACCCTGTTTAATCCATCTCTTGAAATTCAAAGCACTGATAATTTCATAGACTGGACATCACTATCAGTAGTCTATCAGGATGGATTAACATTTAGTACAAAATCAATTCCAATAGGAACTGGTAATCCAATCGACATCTTGTCATGGAAGTTTTACATGCCAATTTGGCTTAGCACATCTGCCAAACTGAAGAAGATGGGCGTTATTCACAAAGTTATTGCAAGTATCTTCAAAGGAACAGCCTATCAAGATATTCAGAATGAGGACTTGTTGCTAGGTACCAGACAGAAAATTTCACCTTATGGCTATAAAGTCTTACTAAAAGGCAATTCATTGCAACTGTTGCCTGCTAACGAAGCCTTTAATCCATCTAATGTGGACCTAGATCTACCGCCAAATCCAGACACTTCATTGTACTGGTCAAGTCTGCTAAATGTTTATGGCACGATCAAGCCTGGTATATCACAGATTTGGTTGCAAAACCCATACATGGACACGGATATTGTTGGTACAATTGCTCCAGATCCTATCGATGATCGATATTTAATGTATGATATTGATCCTGATACTCTGCCACAAAACACACTTCAACCAGTGGACAGTGTGATAAATCCACTTTTATCTGGTCCTAATGCCGGATTGCCGGGTCCAATTGCTGGTAGACGCTATTTGATTGTTGAAGATGTGGGTAGTCCGGGCAATTCCACTGTTGCATGGGGATCATTAATTGCCAGTATAAACGACATTGTTGAGTATGATGGCTCAGAATGGTTCGTTTCGTTTGATGCTTCTGAATCTGATTCAATCGAATACGTACAAAATCTGACTACAAACATTCAATATCGTTGGATATATGAAGAAGAACAATGGATGAAATCATTTGAAGGATGGTATGGAGAGGGAGATTACTCGATAGTTATTTGATCCTGACTCTTACGCATGATAATTAACAGTATGAAAATCGCTGCCGGCATATTTTTCTACAGTAACTCTACCAACAGATTCTTGTATCTGCTTCGTCACGAGAGTAAAAATTCCTGTGAATGGAGCATACCAGGTGGAAAAATAGACGATACGGAATCTCTGTTCGATGGATTGAAAAGAGAGTGCATGGAAGAAATGCAATTCGATTTGAATGATATCAAACTTGTGCCGATTCAAAAGTTCACAAATTTAAATTTTACATATCACACGTTTTTTGCCTCACTAGATAATGAATTCTTGCCTATTCTTAATAGTGAACACATAGGTTATGCATGGGTACTACCTCCAAACTATCCCAAGCCTCTACATCGAGGATTATTCATGACTGTTAACATTGATGTAGTTCAGGAAAAACTTAATGTTTTGACAAAAAAAACGGCTCCGAAGAGCCGTTTAAATGTTCAAACAAATGAACTAATTAAGTCAAAGCAAACAACTTGCTGAGTGCTTCAAAGCCTATGGCTCCCAATGCCATACCTGCCCCCATAATCATCCAGCGCCATTTCTCTAGATTGGTAACTTTTCTTTCCAGAGTTCTGTGCTGTTCTTGATCTGTTTTACTCATCTCTTCGATCAGTCGATGCGTAGTTTGAGAACATGTTGACATATGTGCCCGTAACTCTTGTAACTCTGTTTTTAAATCATCAATCTTTTCACTGAGAGCTTCAGTGAAAAATTGAAGGACCGCAATGTCGGTTTCATGTTGTTTTATACGAGATACTCTAGCTACACTTGACATTTACTTAAGCCTTGTTGATTGTTACTACTGGGTAGTAAATACCTGCCGCTACGTTAGCGGCGGCCGCCGCATTGAATGTTGCATAAACTTCAGATGCTGCATTAGCATTTGCAGTGTCATAGAACACATCTGAGTTGATGTCATTCAAGCTTTGGACGTACACTGTATCAGTATTGGCATAAGTTCCCAATATGTTGAAAGTGTTGGGAGTTAGCGCAGCATTTGCTACGTTAGCAGTGTAGCAAGCGCCAACTAGTGCTGATGTTACACCCTTAACAAGATACTTGGTCTTGCCTTTCTGACGAATGATAAATCCAGGTTCAGCAGTTGAATAAACGAAAGATGCACCTGATGCATTTACCAATGCGTTAGCAGACAGATCAAGATTACCACTGTCGGCAATAGTTGCAACATAACCGAGAAGTGTACCTTCGCTGGTTGTGAGTGCAGAACCTGCGGCTAATTCAGTAGTAAAATCAGTTCCTGTACCTACTACTGCAACTGAGTTGTTGGCAGCAGCGATTGTACCAGTGCCTGAAACTCCGATTGCTACGTTAACCAATGTTTGGCTACCGAAGATTGCTGTGTTACCACCAACTACACCGTATGTGGCAGTATTAGTAGCTGGATAACCAGTGCCGCTCAGTGGATTGTTGAAGTAAGCATCAACAACGTTTACTGAGGCTAGAACTGAACCACCCGAAGTGTCAGATAGTGTTACTGGAGTGCTTGTTGGATTTGCTGAAAGCTCTGTTGCTGAAACTGTGAAAGTTGAAGCACCGGTAATTTTTAGAATCCAATATGTAACTCCTCCTGTCAAACCACCTACTGATGATGCAGGAATGAATGACATGCCTGCAAATACAGCTACGTTTGAAGAAATAACTGTTGATGTAGATGGAACACTTGATAGTGTTTGTGAAACTGTTACTTCGCCAGATGCGGCGGTAGTATCAGTGATTGTAAGCACGGCTTGTGCTTTTGCGATTTTTAGTGGACGACCCATTTGTTTTCTCCTATGTATGACGGGTTTTAGCCGCTACGCGGTGGGAGCCGCATAAGTTACTGTGATTGCACAGTAAGCACATATATTTATCGAAAAATTGAATTTTACTGTCTACAGAACTATCAAGTAATTTCCCAAGGCCTGCCCTCAAGCAAACCGTCAGGATGTGGGTTAGGAGTTGATACGTTACCTATATATTGACTAGGTAGTAGGTCGATATCGTATATTGAATAAGGATTACCTGCCGCATCTCTGTCAAGTGAGGCCAAGTCTAATTTAGCCAATTGACGATCTTGTAAGGTTTCAAGTTCGCCGATAACATTTCCGCTGCGAAGTTCAGAATCAGTCACAATGTTGTAGCTAGCCAGTGTATTACCATCTGCGAGTTCTTCATTATCAAAAGCAAGAACATACCAGTCAGAACTGACGCCGGTCGCAATGGCAATGACTAGTTTAAGTGCTGCTACAGTTTGCCCATCGTCAATGGTGTACTCATCATACTGTGCAGCATTTAATAAACTTTGAACTTGAATGGTAATTGATGCCATTTAGAATCTTCCAACTGCTACTTCTATTATTCCTGTTGTACCGTCAAAGTTTTGTATAGCTTTACCTATAACTGTGCCAACAGCTGGATTCGACTCAGCACGAGCATATCCTTCTCCTGCACTAACAAGCATATCTCCTTTAGCGATTTTGCCTTTTACTCTGCATGGCACACGACCTTGTAGTGCCAGAATCACTAGATATCTACCTTCACAAGTGGAATTCATTACATAAGCTGGGTTCGTGGAAACAACTCCTGCCACTCTTCGTGAATTGTCTTCCGCTAGAGTTACTTCCTTATCACCCCCGAAATCCACCACCGTGCCTGATGTATAGTAAGCATCAGCAACGTAATATTCTGCTAAGTCTGCATAGGTAGCTTGCAGTTGTGAACCAGCTGTTAATGTCCAGTTACCAGTAATAGTGCCTGGAGTAGTGTTTGCTCCTGTAGTGATATTTGCTGTTATTACCGAAGTTGATACTGTCGCCCCGGATACTGTCAGTGCATTACCTGAAGCCGGAGCAGCAATCGTCACTGTGCCAACATTATTAATCGTTATGACATCAGCAAAACTTGACACTGTTCCGCGCTGAACAAACAAATTACCAGAAGCCTCAAGTGCTGGATTATTGGTATTTCTGATCCTAAATCCATAGAAATCAGCAGGAGTATATCCAAAATGTAATATATGAGATTCCTCAGAACTAGTAGTATCTCGACCGATGCTTATGTTACCTCGGGCAATAGTGGTGTTTACACCTACATTTCCACCGGGAGTGACTCTTACTTTTTCAGTAGCACCAGTACCAAGAACCAAAGGTTGTGCTGATCTTGTTCCTATACCAAACGGAGCATTTGTGTTTGCGCTCATAGCAGAACCATTCGCGCCTACAGTGAACAGAGAGCCAGAAGCGTAACTGTTACCATAGATCGTAAATTGTACTCCAGTATCTCCACCTAAGTTATTAGTAAAATTAGATACGTGAGCACCAGTGTTACTACCACCTGATACACTGATTCCATTGACACTGGTATTGTTTGCATAAGTCAGACTGGTCAATGTACCAAGACTGGTGACATTGGGCTGTGCCGCATTACTCACCGTCTGTGCTACGTTGGCTGTAGTAGCAATCACTGCGGTCGCTGCTGCTAAATTGCTTACCAGCGTAGTGGAACTAACAACTAGTGGAGCAGTACCTGTCGCAATCGTGGAAATGAACTGTGGTGCAGAAATAGTGCTGGTAGTTACTAAATTGCCTACGTTAAGATTGGACACATTCGCAGTACCGGTTAGCGATAGTAATTTACTAGTATCATTATAGGTAAATGCTGCATCACCTGTTAAAATGCCAGTTTTATTATACTGAACAGTTTCAGAAGAACCACCCGCAGCGGCTCCTCCAGCACCTCCAACTAACGATATTACTCTGCCACCAGGCACATAAACGTTAGCTACAAGCGTGTCTGTTGCAAGTACTTTTTCTGAACCACCTTGAGTTTCTGAAATTGTAAAACTAGTTGAATTCGCTATATTGGCAATATAATAGATATCACCCGTGACAATCAGACTATTTGCAGTGTTGCCTAAAAAGATTACAGGATCATTTTGAGCAAACGCTGAACTGTCACCGACTGTAATCTCGTTAGTTCCAGAAGTTGTTGCAGTAGCACTAGTATATGGGAATGCATTATAGGTAGTAGAATTTACAGTGTATAGAGGATTCAGATTTGCCGAAGTATAAAGAGCAAATGTATTTGATGTTAGCACATCTACGTAGTAACTGTTACCGTTAAGATCGATCATTCCAGGAACGTTGGTGATCGTTATCTCTGCTCCATTAGTGAAGAAATTTTCTTCCGTGGTAGTTACTACGGCAGGATCAGCTTGAGTAACATTTTCTATGAATGCTATTATAGTAGACTTAGGTGTCCAGCTTAGATTGCCGATACCATCAGTTTCTAACACGTAACCTATAGCGCCGCCAGTAATTTTAACACTGTCAACATCGCCCAGTGTAATTAATCCTCCAGCATTTCCGCCTTTGTTTACCCAGTTTGTGCCGTCATAGGCAAGAATTTCGCCGTTGGCAACATTAGAAGAGATGTCAAGATTGCCTTGAGCGCCAGCGATTTGATTAAACGCTATCTCTGAATAGGAGGTTAAAACTTCGATGTTTTCTGATGGAGTTTCCTTTCCTATGAATAGTCGTTTATCATCGGAAGCAAACCCTAATTCAGCTTCGTCTAGTTGGGGGAGATCGACAAGATTGCCTGATCTCTGTTGCATTTTTGAAATCTGGATAATAGCCATAGTTTTAATTTACCGGTATTCAACTATTTATCTCCAGATTTAGATTGCGTCACATGAATTTTTCGTAGTATTCTTCCAGACGTTTAAACCACATATCACTGTATTTTTTAAACTCTTTACCTTCTATGATGAATTCTTGATAGACATTATCTGCACTGCACATAAAGATCACACCTTTTTTGATTTTGGTGTCATAAACTTCGTTATGAGCATTTGCATATGCAGTCAACTGAATAAAATAGTCATCGATCCACTCTCTTTTCTTGAGCTTGTTCGTCTGTTTATGATCCATAATTGCCTGTTTACCAGAATGAATGCCTACCATATCCGTAGTACCAGCATATACTTCGGGAAAATATAGTGATATCTCTGTTCCCCACACTTCATCGCAGTTTGGCAAACCCTCTGTAATAATAGTTTGTGCCATACGATGGCTCTGAATAGAAAATGGATTAGTACCTGGTGAGTTTAAATTACCAGATTTTACATAATCTTCTAAAAACTTGTGCATTCTAGTGCCACGACCAGCTGCTTCGGTGGAGATCTGAATCGCTTTTTTTGGACCTACACGCTTTCGCCATTCATGTAGAATAGCCTTTTGTTGCGCAGATTTGGTAGCATCCAGTACAGTTGTTACGCTAGGAACAGCTATGCCTTCTGGAGTAATATATTTTCTAGAACCGTTTTGTGTTTCTTTTTTGAGTTTTGCGTATGGAAACTTGGTCGGATTATACTTCATTTAAACCTCGATTATACTGTGAAACTCTCTCCACAGCCGCATTCACCCTGTGTTCTAGGGTTTCGAAATTTAAGAGCTTCTGTAAAACCACGCTTTTCAAAATCTATGGTAGTACCGGCTACTAGATCATAGCTATCGGAATCTACGAAAATTCTAACGTCATGATCATCAAAAATGTGATCATCATCCTGTTTGGTATCGGCAAAATTAACAACGTAGGAATAGCCCGAACATCCTGTGCCGACTACTGCTAGGCGAATGCCTAGTCCTTTGCCTCTTTCATGAAGTTGTTCTTTAAATTTATTTGCAGCAGCTACTGTGAGAAGTATCATAGTAAGATTATGCGATGTATAATGTTAAGTATCAAGTATTTTGAGTAAAATTACGATTTGTTCATGGCTTTTTTTGCCATGGACTTCACTACGTTAGTGTCTTTATTTTTTTGATCAGGCTGACTTATATTTACTGGCTTGGGTTCTTTGCCTTTCCACACAACACGATTACCTTGAATATTACTGATTAAGTCTTTCAAAGGCTCGACTTTCATCAATTTAATGATGTCTGCACGATCAACTGGTATATCATTTTTACCTAAATAATCAATTAGATGATCGACGCTCCAAGTATCAAGTTCGTTCTTTTTTAACTTGTTCTTTAGAGCGTCTGCCACAATCATGAACTTAGCTTTTGTGGATTCGATGTCATCAAATTCGTAAAGACGCATATTATCTACGTGCGCGACCAACGTTCGCTTGTACTGGTGGTTGCTCTTCTTCTGGTTCTTCCTGCTCTTCTGGTGCAGGCATTTCTTCTTCGCCCGCTGCGATTTCTTCTTCGCCACCGCCTGGTAGCTCCATGTCTACTTCAGCACCCATTTCTTCTTCTGGATCTTGCCCAGCGCCAGGAAATTCTTGACCGCCTTGCTGGCCAGTTAGGGCATTTAGAGCCGCCTGAAGTTCAGTCTTGGATTGCATTAAAGCCTGATTTGCATTGGCTAGTGCCTGATTTGCTGCTTGGTTGAAAGCATCACCTTCATTCACACCAATTTCATTTTGGATACTACCATACAGTGCAGGTAGTTCTTTTACCAGCATATCATTGACATCTTCGATCATCTTCTGCATGGAATCAACCATGTCTTGTGCAGCAAGAATAACCTGTGATTTTTCTACTTCGACGTTTTCTATAACGATTCTTGAAGCAGTAACATTTGACATTATATTTCTATAATGATCAGATAATGCCTGCTCCATGAAAACCATTTTTAGATAAGATTCGTTGTTTTGATCACGATAGAAAGCATTACTGTTTCTTGTTTCGGCAATCAAAGAACGTACTTTGGATAGTAGCTTTCTTGTTGCTGATCGATTAAGACGAGCAGTATTTAATTCTACGTTGAAGTTCTCTTTCAGAGCTTTTTTAGCTGTGTTTCGGTTGTCTAAATCATTAAGTTTCATGGTAATTATTCCAATTCTTGTAGGAGTATTTATCTGTTTGCTTCAAAGTTTCAGGTGGAGTTTGGGTCTCTGAAAACTTTTTATTCTGCCAGTATTTAGAGTCTTCGACCAGTAAATCGATCTCTTTCTGTAGCAGCTTCTTCTTACGCTTTTGCTCGTAAAACTTAGCCAGATGTATAGATTTGTCATCAAGATCGATAGTGCGAATGATTCTTCTACCGAGCATTTCGATTTCTATTTCTAGGCTACTCAATAGACTGTCTAATTCTTCTAGTCTCTTGATTTCCTTTAGTTTTTTACGTTGTTCAAGAGTACACCAGGTTACTGCGTATCGAAGGCTCGAAAAGACGGGTCTATCACACTCTTCAACATCGCCTGTGATCTTAACGTTGTACAGATCATTCGTTACGGTTATCAAATATCTATTAAACAAAGAGTACGACCCATCTTCCATTTTAATGATGAGTATATCTTTCAGTTTTTCGGTAACAGTACTATTCAATAATGGTTTTAACTTGTTATTATTACGCATCCTGCACGCTCTCAAAATGAATATTTTTTAGATCCGGCGTTGTAATTAAAAAATTGCTTAAGTTGGGAATTTCTGTTCCGCATATAATCATGGGCACATTGTCAACATCTTTATACAATCCGCCTAAAAGATTTGTTTCGTCTGCAAAAACACTGCTATGTTGCACATCAAATGTGAATTTCCAGCAGGTAATAATGGTGTTTTTCCCATACAAAACTCCAAAATATCGTTTGTTTTCTGTCATTTTTGTTTGAATGGGTGAAGTTACGAACTCTGGCTGAGATCTTAGGCTGATTGCCTGTAGAACCGTATCAAAATTGCATTGAGTATTACGCTTGTACGCCCACTGCTCAATATTTTCGTTGTCAGATGGCTTATTTCTATTCGAAATTCCGGTGGCTGTTATATCAAAAAGTGTATAGCAAATGAATCTATGAGACATGTGCATATTTAGAAGCAAAAAAAACCCAAGAATAAATCTTGGGTTTTTGTTATACACCTCTAATAAAAAGGTTATTAGTTCGTGAAAGTGACAGTGTCTGCTACTTAAACGTTGTTTGGTGTACCAATTACTAATAAAAAGGTTATTAGTTCGTGAAAGTTGCTGTAGCTGCACCAGTTACTGTGTTTGCAGTACCGGCTGCTGTCAATGCTGTGCGAATAGCTGCAACAACGTTTGCGTTTACACCGAGCGAGTCGTTGACTGCCCATGAACCAGTTGGGTAAACAGCGAATGCAACAGTGTCAGGACCAGCAGTCGTGAACTCATACATATAAACAGTTGCAAGCTGTTGAACAGTTTGAACCATTGTGTTAACCTGAGCGCCAGTGAATGCACCGGTTGAAGCTGCTGAGATCGTGAAGAAGTTGAGCTTTGGGCCTTGTGGTTGAACAGTGTTTGCTGAAGAAACGGCGTTCAAACCTGAGTTTGTGTAAGCGCCTGTGTCAAGATTTAGTACTGGCAGTAAGTCGCCATTAACTTTTGTAAATTGTGCCATTTTAATATTCCTCTATATGGTGAGCCGTAGCTCATAATAGTATTTATACATTTGATGCAAAAATGCTACTTGAGTGCTACTTTTTGAACATTCCCATCAGTTGATTGAACATTTCCGGTGATGTACTCTGAAGTTGCTTTATTTGATCGACAAATTGTAAGAACTGCTTTTGAGTCTCTATAGTGACTCGGGGTTTTGCTGCACTAGGGGTAGCACCAGGGGTAGCAGGAGCAGTAGCAGGAGCAGTACCAGGGGTAGCAGGAGCAGTAGCAGGAG